CACCATCCACGCAACGCTAACAACGGCGATGTCGAAGCCATCAAGAAGAGCCTAGCGGTAAATGGCTGGTACGGCTCTGTGGTGGCTAACCTGAGCACAAAGCACATCCTAGCGGGAAATCATAGGGTCATGGCTGCCAAGGCTCTAGGATGGGAAACAGTACCTGTTCAATGGGTTGACGTTACACCAGAAGAAGAGCTGCGGATTCTTGTGGTAGACAACCGGACTACCCGAATCGGGCAAGATGACACAACCAAGATAACCGACATCCTCGCCGAGCTTGCGAATACGCCTATCGGCTTGGATGGTACAGGGTATGGCGCAGCTGACCTTGATGCGCTGATTGATGAACTGGCGGGTATGACTGAGCCTGCCGAGTTGCTAACCGATCCAGACGAAGTGCCGGAGGAAGTCGAGACACGATGTAAGCCGGGATACCTTTGGATTCTTGGTAGGCATCGTTTGCTTTGCGGTGACAGTACTAAGGCTGATGATGTGGCACGTCTGATGGATGGTGCTGTGGTAAACGGCATTGTTACTGACCCGCCATACGGCATAGGTATTGATGGTCAAAAAGAAAGCATAAGCGCAAACCCAAAACATAACCGCAAGGCGCATGAGTTTATGGGATGGGATAAAGAAAGACCGTCAAAAGAGTTGTTTGATTTATTGCTATCGTTTGATTGCCCTACAGCAATCTGGGGTGGCAATTACTTTGCTGATTTTCTTCCTGCATCTAGGGGATGGATTTACTGGAGCAAAGGTCAAGATGGTTTGACTATGTCCGATGGCGAACTTGCATGGACAAACTGCGTTAAACCTTTACGGGCAATCGTTGTGAATAGAGCGGCTTTACAAGGTTCAGTACATCCAACACAAAAACCGATGCAGGTTATTGAATATGCTCTTGAATACATCAATGTTGAAACCGGCAATATATACGATCCGTTCTTAGGCTCTGGTACTACATTGATTGCAGCTGAGAATACAAACCGCAAATGCTACGGGATGGAAATCAGCCCTAAATATTGCGATGTCATTATTCAGCGATGGGAAAACGCCACAGGGCAGAAGGCGGTGCTAAGTGAAGGGTAAGCCATACAAGTACAACGAAGACGTAGTACAGCGCATTACACAGGCTCTCAGGGCAGGGAATACCCGCCGAGCATCCTGCGCTTACGCTGGCATTTCTGAGGATACATTTGCCGTCTGGCTCAAGGACATTCCGGACTTCTCGGATTCTATAAAGAAAGCAGAAGGCGATGCCGAGGTTCGCAACGTGGCTATCATTCAAAAGGCAGCTGATAGCACATGGCAGGCTGCTGCATGGTGGCTTGAACGTAAGCACAAAGCCGAGTGGTCTAGCAGGGTAGAACAGACCGGCGCAGACGGTAGCCCAGTGAAAGTTATTGTGGAGTACGCTGATGGTAAAAATTAGTTTTCATGGGGTCATTCCTACCCGTGCAACAAAGTACTCGGCAGGTTACGATCTACGCTCACCCGGTGACATCGTGATACCTGCTGGGGCTACTGTAGGGGTCGACACAGGCACTTATGTTTCTATGCCTTGGGACTTATGCGCTCTTGTCTGTAGCCGGTCTGGTTTAGCCCTGCGTGGTCTTGCCGTTGCTAATGCTCCCGGCATTATTGATGCTGACTATACAGACACTATCAAAGTGTTACTGCATAACCGTACGCAGGGTGACTGGATTATTGAGGCAGGAGACCGAATAGCGCAGCTGGTGTTTACTCCTTTTGTGGTTGGTGACGATATCCCAGCAGATGAGCGCACAGGCGGTTTAGGTTCCACAGGTGCCTGATATCAGGCTGGTATTGCCAAGACCGCATGAAGCGCAAAAGGTTATCTTGCGGGAAGCCAAGAGATACAACGTGCTTGCCTGCGGAAGACGCTTTGGGAAAACAACACTTGGCGGTAACTTGCTCAGTGACCCTGTCTTAAAAGATGCTCTTCCCTGCGCGTGGTTTGCGCCTACTTACCGATTGCTGGAAGAGGCATACAACGATCATAAGAGGATTTATTCCCCTGTTATCCGGCGAGCTGTGCAGACACCCGCACCGCGCATTGAACTGATAACCGGGGCAGCCATTGACTACTGGACTTTGGATGACCCTAGCACCGTTGCACGTGGTCGAAAGTACAAGCGTGTCATCATTGATGAAGCCGCCATGGCAAGGCATCTAGAGCAAGCATGGACTGAAGCCATACGCCCAACGCTTACAGACTACAAGGGCGATGCATTCTTCCTGTCTACGCCTAAAGGCTCTAACTATTTCAAAACCCTATACGGCATGGCTGGTGTAGATCCGGACTGGATGGCATGGCAGATGCCTACCACTGCTAACCCTTGGATTGATCCAACCGAAGTAGATAAGGCTGGTGAGTCCTTGCCGAGCATCGCGTTTAGGCAAGAGTACCTAGCCGAGTTCGTTGATGCAGCGGGCGCTCGCATCAAGCGGGAGTGGTTACGCTTTGGGGATGCTCCTGACGGGTTGCCGGTCTACCTTGGTGTTGACCTTGCCATCAGTACAAAGGCGGAGGCAGACTACACCGCTGTTGTGGCTTTGTCCCGTGGTGAAGATGGCACGTTATACGTGCTTGATGTCAACCGTACCCGTGCTGACTTTGCTTCCGTGCTTAGGTTCATCGAGGCAATGGCGGATAAGTGGAAACCTACGATGATTGGCATCGAGCAGGTGCAGTATCAAGCCGCTGTCGTGCAAGAGCTTATGAGGCGCACAAAACTGCCTATCCGGGGGATACGTCCAGACCGTGACAAGATAACCCGCTTTGGGCCTTTAGAGGCCCGGTACGAGCAAGGGCAGGTTGTACACGTGGAAGGGTTGCCACCTTACTGGCAGGATGAGTTGTTATCCTTCCCGGTTGGTCGGCATGATGACGTGGTAGACGCGATGGCGTACGCTTGGCAGGTGACCGGACAGCGCAAAGGCTGGGGAGCGGTATAACCCTGTGGGATACTAGGCGCATGGGTATCTTTGACCGATTCTTGGGGGGCAAGGCTGTAGCCAACCCGACACAAGCACTACCACTGCCGCTTAGTCAGTCCCGTGATGTCTACCTAACCGGCTATGGCTCCGGTCAGCTGCAAACGCTCCTGCGCCGTGCGCTTCCAGGGAGTACCAAAGACTGGGCACGAGTAGCGGGAGACCTTGGGCTAAACGGCATCGTGGCAAGCGCGATCGACTGGTACATCCGTAACTACCCTCAAGCCACTGCAAGATACTACCGCCCGGTAGACAGCCAGCAAGCCGAACCTGTAGAAGACCACCCGGTAATCGCTCTTATGGCGCAACCTGATCCAATGGTGATGGGTTCGTTGTTCTGGTCTTGGGTGATTCAAGACTACAAGCTTTTCGGCAATACCTATCTGCGAAAGATTCGGTCTACTACCCGTGGAGTGGTGACCGCTTTGCAGTTCCTGCCACAAGACATGGTCAGACCTGTCGGTAACGGTATCAACCCTTTGACGCATTATGTCTACACTACGGATGGCAGGTCATTCGATATCCCGGTATCTGACATCATCCACATCCGGTACGGCAGAGAACCTTCAGATATCCGCTTAGGTCGTAGCCCTGTAACCGCTGTTCTGCGGGAGATTGCAACAGACAATACCGCAAGCACCACGGCATGGGGACTGCTGGCTAATGGTGCAATGCCGTCTTTGATTGTCGGGCCTGATGCCAAAGACCAGACCGTAGACATCAGCATGGACGATGCCAGACAGGTCAAGCGACAACTGCATGAAGACCTGAGCGGGGATGGTTCAGGCGGCATCGTGGTGATGACCGGTGCATACAAGATGGACAGGGTAAGCCTGACACCGTCAGAGCTTGCACTGGATTCCGTGAGACGCGTACCTGAGGAGCGTATCTGTTCAGCCCTTGGACTCAACCCCATGGTCTTGGGTCTTGGTGCTGGTCTTGAGCGTTCCACCTACAACAACTTTGAGCGCGCACAACAGGCAGCGTGGGAGGACGGCATGGTGCCGTTGCTCCGTGTCTTGGCTGATGCGATTACCGCTGACCTCCTGCCAGAGTACCCAGAGACCCAGCAGGGTGACTTTGTACAGTATGACCTTGAAGGTGTACGCGCTTTGGCTGATGACCTTTCAGCGGAAGCGGATCGCGCGGAGAAACTCTACAAGGCTGGCATTATTGACCGTGCGGAAGCAAAGCGCATTGCTGGGCTTGAAGCCGTGCCAGAGGATGAAGGTATCCTGCATCCATCCGCTATCAGCACACAGGCTGGTACAGGTGCATCGCTGGCAGAGACAACCAACGCGGCTGGTATCCTTATCCGCTCTGGCTATGACCCCGGCAGTGTAACCAACTTCTTGAACCTGCCAGTGCAACACACCGGAGCCGCTCCGGTTACCCTGCGTGATGAAGCCAAGGCACTTAGCACGAAGTTCGCGCCAACCGATGCAATGCGGGAAGCGGCACAACGTGCGCTTGATTGGAAGGCTGAAGGTTTCGATGGTGGCACACGGGTAGGGCTTGCGCGGGCTAACCAAATCGTGAATGGGGAGCAACTTTCCGAAGACACCATACTACGTATGTACTCTTTCTTCTCCCGTCATGAGGTAGACAAGCAGGCTGAAGGCTTCAACGCTGGTGAGCAAGGTTTCCCAAGTCCGGGGCGTGTAGCCTGGGACTTGTGGGGCGGTGACGCTGGTTTCCGCTGGTCTACATCCAAGCGCGATCAGATACAAGGTGAAGAGTCCAAGTCGGTAGATTGTTGCACTCCGGGGGTAGTGTACAAGTCTCACCCTTTTTACGGGTACGAGCTGGAAGTCAGCTCAAACGGGTAGACGATGGCACCGGCAGAATCTATGCCGCCAGCCAGAAGTTCCGCAATGAGTTGCTGGAGCGTGAAGGCGTAGCCATCAGCCGGATGCAACGCGCATACAAAGCGGCAACCAAGGCGAGCATTGATGAGCTTGAAGCGCTGGAGGGTAGGATAGCCGAGCGTGAAGCCAACGGCGAACCGCCATCTGAGACTATCCTTTTCATGCGTCAGCGGATCATAGATAACATCGAAGAGTTAGGACGTAACCTTAAGAAGTTCAGCATCGAGGGGGCAGTGATTACAGCCGATGGGCAGCTACAAGCCGCTATCCTTGCTAATGAGGCAACGCCGCGCCTTGTGGAAGCGGCAGCGGGTAAAAAGCCCGCAGGCGTTACCCTTGGTACTTCATGGACAAGTCT